TCCCCATCGAGACCGATGCCACAGAGGCCATAATGCGGCGCGCTATGGACGCCTCGGACATCTCGCAGGTCACGAAGAGCGTCGGAACCTTCGCTCCAATGCAGATCGAGCAGACCATCGAGGTGGCTAGTGCGGTCTTGCCGATCGAAGGTCTGGCAGCGACGAGGAACATCTCTCCTGGCTGCAGCCCATCGGTCATCCGGTCCAGCTTCCGGTAACCTGTGGAGATTCCAGAGATGTCCCCATTGCGCTTGGAACGCTCCTGAAGGTCGTCGATGAGCTCCAGCATGACCGCCTTCGACCCCTTCAGATTGCTCTGTGAATGATCACAGTTGATCAATCCAGCCTCCATCTCCGAGATAGCCTCCTCGACCGGCTTGGACGGGTTGGTCGAATCGGCCGAAAGCTTCATGCCGATCTCCCTGATCCTGCGTCGTCGGAAGGCTTCCCTGACTCCAGTGGCGTGGAATTCGAGGCTGGAGGCGCTAGGACAGGCGTCGATGGCCTTGGATAGGGCTTCTGTAGGGACGGGCTTCTTCGGATGAATGGCGGGCCATTTGCGCGCTACTGCGAGCATGTCTGGCGCAACGCCTTCTCCTTCCAAAGCGGCTACGACCTGAAAGATCTCAAGAAGCTCAGCGTTGAAGATGGCTCCGGAACGGTACAGCGGCATTGCCTCCGCAGCCGAATCCAGACCACCGATCAGACAGGCTCCTAGGACGCCCAGCTCGTCGGACTCTGCGTAGAGCGGGCTGTTCTCTTCGCTCATAGCGCATGCCTCCAGTCATTCGGGTCGTCCATCCACTCCTTGCCTGGGGGTCGCTTGGGCTTTGTGAGCTCGAGCTGGGGCTGAGGAGATCTGGACAAGCCCCTAGCCCTATCGATCTCGCCGTTCCAGTTGTTCAGCAGGGTGATGATCTCCCTGCGGAGGTACTGGTCTCCGGACATGTAACGTCTTTCAAGGAGGTCGATGTCTTCAGGTGGAGTCCCCAGCTTGATCACGTCCTTCAGAGCTTTGATCTCTTTTGAGCTCCAAGGAGTGGTTGGACGCCGTTTGAACCATACGGAGATTCTTTCCTTCAAAGCCTCTGCCTCAGGAGCGAGAGCGACGTATGTATTTATAGTAGGAGATGGAGACGGAGACGGAGAGTTGCCTTCCGGTTGACCATCCGGTTGGATAGTCGGTTGAACAGTGGTTGCAACCGCGGTTGAACCCCTGTTGGCAGCAGCTCTAGCAAGTGCTGATTTTAGGCCCTTTTCGCGCTGCTTGTTTCTGTAATTGGCCTGCTTTTCCCTTTCAGCCTCGAGCCTTTCGTTCCGAAGCAGGTTGTCTTCGCATTGCCGGAACTTAGCCAAGACTGCATCCGAAACCAAACCGCCAGCCAACCGCTGTTGCTTCTCCGGTTCAACCGGAATTGAACCTCGGCTCCATTGATGACATAGGAGTCGGATATACGCTCCAACCTCCTCTTGGCTTAAATCGAGTGTTCCGGCCAGAAAGTCATCAGCGTAGAGCTGAAAGGCTGGTGCCTTCCTTTTGAATTTATGGGTCATGTCTCACAACAAAATCCCCAATCCAACCACTGCCGCTTCGCACAGGCACAGGCGCTAGATGGTAGACATCTAGCGTAAGCCTTCGGCAGTAGCTGGATTGGGGGTTCTGCTGTGTTCATCCTGTGCAGGGGTGCGAATCCCTTGTCCTCAGTGGGGAGGACGCGCTCAATGTGATTGGAAGCGAATCATGCGCAAGCACGAATCGCCAAATACTACTACTTATTCTTCAGTGCCCAGTCATAGATGAGCAGGGCATCCGCAGTTGCGAGTGTAACCTCCAGATGGGGAAACAGCTCTTGAGCTTTTCCCTTCAGCTTTCGCTTCCATTCGCCCTTGCTGTCGCAGTTGCGGGCAGTACCTAGGCCTAGGCCCTTCTGCCACGTGTGTGGATCGACCCGCTCCAGTCGGAATCCCAGTGCTAGAGCGATTCCAATGCAGATCCCATAGTTCTCAAAGAGGACACTAGTCGTCGAAGAGGGGATATTCTTCCCAACGAACCTTGGGAGCTGCTCGATCACCAGCATCGAGACTCCTCCAGCGCGCAAGGACCTCAGCAGGTCCAGCATTTCGGTCGGCGTATCCGGCATATTGGCCGTATGCACGACGTTTTCCGCATCATTCCACGCGATCCCACCGCTCTTTCCTGGGTCAATCGCTGCTATTCTCGTCATCGGTGAATGCTTCTTCGGGGTAAGAGATGAGCCCTAACCGGATCATGCGTTCCATCATGGGCCAGTTAGGGCTTTTGGTGATGTCTACCTTTGCCTTAGGTGCGTACCACAGTTCTCGAGCGCAGTCCGCGCACGTGGGCCGTTTCGACCAGAACTCATCCAGCGGCAGAGTGCGGTTGCACCTGATGCAGGTCTTGGTCAGGGGCTTATGTTTTTCTTTTCGGCCCATTGTGGCAGGTCTATCTCTGCCTCTTCATCGGTATAGCCCGGCCATTCGTTGAGCGTCTGGCATTCGGCTACCCGATCGAGGAGAGTTAAGTAGTCTCGTCGGCCTCTTTCGAGGACTCGTGCTGAGACTCGATGCAGGCATACGGCGTATGGTGCCTCCTTTTCCACAGCAACAAAGACGAAGTCGTTCTTCTTCTTGTCGAGGTCCCACTCATCAAAGAGGTGGTTGTGGATGTCGAGGTAGTAGGCGGCCTGCAGATCGTAGCGCCAATCCCACATCGACTTGGAGAACTCATCACGTCGAGCACCGCCGGACCCGACCGTCTTGAGGTCGACGATCTTGGCGACGTTGGGCACGCAATCAATGCGCCCCTTCACCCTCACGACTGTGTTGCGTAGGCGCACTGTGTTGAACACAGAGACCTCAGTCTCGCAGTTGGAGAAGTACTCGGCCGCCTGCTTGTTGGACATGACGGAGTCCCTCATGCCGCAGACCTGATCCATCATCTCCTGATCGACGATCTGCGCCTGCGGATTCCGCTCCTCCCAGAGCTTCCAGTACTGGATAGCCTCCAGCGTCGACTGCGAAGGCTTGGCGGCCTCCTGCTGAGCTTTGGTTGGCCTCTTGGGCGCGTCCTCAGGCAGAGTCTGCACGCGCTTGGTGAACTTGTCCGGCTCGAGCAGAGCCATATGGACCAAGGTGCCCAGCATCTGGGCTGGAGTTGGAGGAGTCCTCCTGCGCTTTCCGAACTTCTTTTCCCAGAAGTGGCGCGGCGAGATCAGCATCGGTTTGAGGTCCGACACGCTGATGGCCGGATCATTCCGGTATTCGGTCTCGTCCAGACCGAGATGGATTCCTGAAGCGATCATGCGTTGATCTTGGTCAGGAAGCCTTCGAAGTTGCTGAGGATCTTGGTCGCCTTGTCCTCGCCGACATCGCGATATGTCTGAGCCTCGCCGATCCAGTTGACCCGCTTGAGGAACGCATTGGCCGCAGCCTCGCAGCTGGCCTTCTCGACAGCCGCCTCAAGGTCCTGCTTCCACTTGGCCTCAGAGCCGCTGTTGCGCCACTGCTCGAGCAGCTTCCCAGTGTCTTCGGTCACTTGGAAGATCTTGTCGACGAAGAGACCCGAGCGGTCCTTGGAAACAGAGACGCGATGATCCAGAGCCACATCGAAGACGGTGGTGAACTCGTACTCGATGCCGTCCCGCATGATCGGAGCTAGGCCGACCTTCTTGATCGACTTCTTGCCCTTCTCGTCGACGTCCTGCACGTAGTCCATCTTGGAACGCATGCAGCAGATGAGGTGGACCGGAGACTGGAGCACAGCCTTGATGATGTCGGAGAACTTGTCTCCGGCAGCGCGCCAGTTGGTGTAGCTGTTGGAGCCAGGACGCGAGTCGAGCTGACTCTTGTACTCGAGGATGCCTTCCCAGAAGTGTGAGGCGCTATCGATGATGATGCACTGGTAACCGGACTGAACGGCTGCGGTGATGCCCTCGACGAACTTCTGGTGATCGAACGGAGGGGCGAGGTCGAGCGTGTCGAACTCGAACTTGTCCGCATACAGGGAGGCGGAACCGTTCTCGGTGTCGATGAGTGCGACCTTTCCAGTGGGGCCGACCAAGCCTCGAGCGAGGCGGAGTGCGGAGTAGGTTTTGCCAGAGCCGCTAGGGCCTGTGACTGCCAGCTTCAAGAAGACTTTCTTCCGAGTGGCCTTGGTGAACGTAGGTGATGACATGGTTGTGTTACCCGATTCGGGCAGGCGAGACACTAGGTGTTTTACACCCAGCGTCAACGAGATCTTGGATCTATTTCCTACTGGCTCTTGTGGCGGACGAACGGCTCGTCGGGGTGGGAGTGGCCATGCTCGGCGAACTCGAGGTAGGCCCTGCAGTCGACGTAGTTGTCCTTGTGGAAGACCCGCACCGCTCTGTGGATCTTGAAGCTCGCCATCATAAGCTCAACGACGTGGGCTGGTATGGGGCTTGGAAGATCGATGCCATAGAACTGCTGGAGGATTCCGGTCCACTCCAGACCGATGTTCTTGTGGCTGTGATGAGGCTCCCCATAGACGGCCCCTCGTTCGCGCATCGTTTGATGCACAGTCTCCTGATCGACTGACATGAGTTGTTAGTTGGGGTTGGAGGCGATCGCCGCTGCGTTCTTGTACAGGCCGTCCACGAATGAGTCGCTCCAGCCAAGCATGGACTGAAGCTGCAGAATGATCGGGCTGTTGCGGACGATATTCTCTTTGTATTCCCACCTGTTCCAAGCGATCGACTTCTCAGGCTCTGGAAGGCTGTTCAGCACGTTCGTGATCGCGGCCATTTCGCCAGCAAACATCACAGCCTCACGCAAGGCCCACATTGAGACCTGCTGAGGAACAGGAACAACGATCTCAGAGACCACCCAAGCGCCATCGACCCACTGGCATGTCTGTGTGGCGGGATCGTAGCTGGGCTGGGGAGATTCAACCCATCCTTTGCGGAGCAGGTTTGCAATGATTTCAGGGTCGGTTTCAGCACGAAGCTGATCGCTGTATGAAAGATATGTCATGCTATGCAAATTGTGTTTTGTATCTGAATGCAAACGCAACCCCAACTCGTTGCCTTAGTGCATTGGTTATGCTCGACCTGAAAATAGTAATGCACCCAAAATCTCCGCCCCACCTAGAAAGCCCACCCTCGGCTGTATTACGACCAAACCAAACCTCGTTTGAATTCATAGTCGACGAGATTGTAAATGGACCAAACGCAGTTTTGTTCAGGTATGTGTTTATTGCCGTTCCATTCATAACGGCAGTGTAAATGTACGGCTTGTTGATTGTGCTGTAATTGTTCGTTGAAGAAAAATGCCTTACTGAGTCTTTCCAGGTTTCTACAGTTGAAGTAGTTGGTGTTGTTCCAGATGAAGACGGTGCGTGAACAAGAGCTCCCCACCCTGAGGTCGCTTGGTCCGATGCTCCTGTCGCATTGAAACTGACCAAGCGGCTCTGCGAATTGGTATCTCCGTTTGAAGCCAGAACGATGACAGACAGGTTGTTGGCAGTTACTGGGAAGCTGTTTGAGCCGAACGTTGAAGTGATGCTTCCCCAAGACGGAATCGTATGTCGCACCGCTGGCAATCCGTTAAGGTTTGTGGAAGATGCGATGTACAAAGGATCTCGCACACTATCACCTTGTCCTACAATATGATTGTTATTTCCAGACAAATCTATCCACCTTGCCGGTGACCAGCTTAGTATCCGAGTATTGTCTGAAGCATTCCTAATCAAACGAGCATCGACAAAAACAGCGGCTCCAGAATTTCCTGGATTATAGTGCCTGTTCCTTCTGTGCATTGTTTGTATGGTTATGAATATACTTAGGTGTAGGTGATTTCAACGCCAAGGAATCGAGCATCAACTCCAAGTGTGTCGGATCCATTCGCTGCATCGCGATACAGCTCGAAGATCACCATCTGGCCAGCGGCAGGAGAACCAGCAAGAGTGATGGCAGATGTGGCAGCACTGATGTGCTCAGCATTCGCGGTCTGCAGCGCATCTGTGGCTGTCTGTGCAGTGCCCATCGCTTGATCGAGAGCGGAGTTGTCTGCGTACGCACGACCAGACAAACCGAAGATCACGTTTCCGGTTCCACTTGCAGCGGTCCAGTGGAACTTCGCTGTGACCGTTCCAGCGGTCCAGTTGCTGGGCATTACGATGGCCACCTGAGCGTACTCAGCGGTAGCCGCATCGAACTCTAGGACGTCGTAGTTGACCCTGTTTGTTGTGGTTTCGAGAGAGTTGACGCCACAGCCTCCGGTCGTCCTAGGAATCCATTGAGCAGCAGGAATCCAGAGGTTTGTGGACCCACCGCCACCACCACCTCCAGAAGCGGCAGCCCACTTGAGCCCTGTTGCTGTGGCAGAATCGATTGTCAGGACGTGGCCGTTTGTCGCTCCTACAGCAAGCCGAACCTCGTTGGTTCCATCGTGGACGATAATGTCGCCCTTTGTGGTTCCAGGAGCCAGCACATTGAATGCTGCTGTAACAGTGGCTTGGCCGGTTCCACCATTTGCTACAGGCAATATGCCAGTAACGTTGCTGGTCAGGCTTACTGAGCTGAGAGCGGTTCTCCAAGCGCCACTGCTGTAGAATTGGAACAGGTTGTTGGTGGTATCGACCACGATGGGCACGCGACCCGTATAAGCGGTCGGAACTCCGGTAGGCGTACCAGCGCAACCAGCGACGTAGAGGAAACCGTCAGTGGCTGTCGTGGCGACCGCAGCGGTGTTGACGATGACGTTTCCGGTGGAGTCTAGGCGGAGGCGTTCGGTTCCTCCGGTAGAAAAAGCGAAAGTGGAAGCGGCGGGCCACCAAAAACCCGTATCTGAATAAACATTGTTTACCAACGATGGTATTGCAGCACTTCCAGCATTAGATATTTGAACTCTTCCAGCTGAAGTGATTCCAAATCTGAACACACCTCCTGTTGAAAATGCCAAGAAGTTGGCTCCAGCATTATACAACCCCGTATCCGTATCCCCACCAAACGTGATCGCCGGAAGTGCCGCCGTACCAGCCGCAGCGATCTGGACTAGGCCGTCGGTGGTGATCCTCAACCTCTCCGCAGCCACATCTCTAATTACAAATGGAATTTGCGATGTGGAATAATTAGAAGAAATTCCTTGGATTCCATTTGTGTCATCTACGAAAAGACCAATACGACGATTCCGAGTGCCATCTTGTACCGCTACCGAAAGTCCGACGATGCCGGAACTGGCTTGGACAATCGTTTTTGGTGTAAATACAACTCCAGCGCCATCTGGAAGTGTCGGAGTTGCACTCCCACCCACCAACAACCTCTGCGCTGAATCAATCCGCATGGCCTCTGCGCCGCCAGTGCTGAAGCCGAGGGTGGAGGTGGTGGGGAACCAGAGGCCGGTGGAGCTATTGCTGGCGTTTGCAAACGCAGGCAACGCAGCACTTCCAACTGCATTGATTAGTAATTGGCTATTATTTACCGATACCCTTGAGCTTCCACCTGTCGCAATGGTTAGTTGATTAGCTGCACTATTCCATATCCCCGTATCCGTATCCCCACTGAAGCTGATCGAAGGAGCGGCGGCAGTGCCTGCGGCATTTATCGTCTGACCGGTGAGCGTGAGGCTGTCGATGGTGGGTGCTGTTCCAAACACCAGAGATCCGGATCCAGTCTCATCAGTGACAGCGGAAGCCAGATTAGCGCTCGTTGGAGTCGTCAGGAACGTGGCAACTCCAGAAGCTGGCGTGACGGTCGCAAGAGCGCCAAGCCCCATCGAAGTGCGAGCAGTAGCTGCGGTCTGATTCTCCCAGCGATTGGTGACGTAGACCAAGAAGTCGTTGGTCGCAGGAGTGGTCGGATAGTTGACGTCGTGCAGCTCGTTCAGCTCGTAGCCGTTATTGACGGCGACGTAGATGATTCCATTGCTGTTATGCGCGCTTACGACATACCCAACCCTGACCGCGTGATTCGGCGCAGCTGGGATAGTGTTTGTGAGCGCTCCAGCTGTTGTGGCACTGACGTAGAGGAGTTGGCCGTCTGAAAAAGATCCGGTGTTGAGATTACGCAGCAATCCGCTGGTAATGATCATTCCGGTCCCGTTTACAGCGATGTTCTCGGCAGCGATGCCAATCGTCTTGGCTGTGTTGGCATCTGTGTCACCAAGCGCCAAAGCAACAGTCAAATTTCCTGTTAGCGCACCGCTGACATAAACGACCTGACCTCTATTGATCTGAGAAGCGGTGTTGTTCCTTCCGAGAACATGACTATCAATACCAAGCAACGCGTTGACAGTCCCAGAGCCAATACCAAGATCGAGTGTCTTGTTGTTGGGATCCCAAGTTAGCTTTGCAATTCCAACAGTTGCACCAGTGGTGTCGAACGTGAGGCTCTTCAGCCCGCTCATCTCCTGAGTGTCAGAGAGAATGACGCTGCTGTTTTGGATCTGCGTGTTTACCTGATCCCATCGGACCAGAGCCATATCTGTGATTCCAGATGGCGGCCCAGAAACATTACCTCCACCACCGCTTCCACCAGATGCTGAGATCGTGATCGTGTCGGTCGTTGCGTCTGTGGTGATCGTGACGTTCGTTCCAGCAACCAGAGTCAGCGTGTCGGAGGTGCTGTCCGCAACAACGCTGGATTGTCCAGAAACAGCGAACGTAGAGAACGTGTTCTGAGAAGCCGCAACGTTTGCGGGAGCCCAAGCTGATCCGTTCCAGCTGACAACCTGCCCGTTTGTTGCACCGCTTTGCGTGAGGTCGCTCAGAGCGTGCGTGTGCGCCAGAGGGGTACGCGCATCGGAAAGCCTGCTGTCGTTGCCTTGGCAGAACGTATTGGCGGTAGAGCCAAACGCTCCAGTCGTGATCACACCAGACGTGGTTGTGATCAGAGGGAGGTTCGCGGTCGATCCGATAGCTCCGACATTCGTGATGTTCCCATGAGTGTGGGAAAGCGGAGTTCTGGCGTCAGACAGGCGTGCGTCGTTTCCGATGCAGACAGTGGATCCAGAAGAGCCAGTCGGAATGCGACCGATGTCGAAGATGCCACTGGTGACATCCGAAGCAGCATGAACGTGCGCTGTTGGAGTCCGAGCGTTCGTCAGGCGAGTGTCTGTTCCGAGAACAACCTGAGAGGTAGTGGCATCTCCGGTAGCCGGAACATTCAGCGTAGCGGACGTTCCAAGAGAGAGCTTGGTTCGAGCAGCAGAGGCGGTGGCAGACGTGACGAAGTCCGCACCGTACACGCTCATTCCATGAGCCGTATCGGTCAGAGCAGCATGCGTAGCAACAGCGCCAGCAGCCTCATAGTTCAGCGCAGGGATGTCGGTTGCGACAAGAGCTCGAAATGACGGAGCGGCATTGTTCGTCGCGGGAGCGGCAAGAACGGTTCCAGCAGTCTGCGTCGTGAATGTCGCAGCGATCGTTCCAGCGCCAGTGACTGGAGAGTTCGCAACGTTGAAGATGTTGGGAAGCGTCAGCCCGACAGAGGTGACGGTTCCGACATTCCCTGTGGATGGCGTGGTCGGAACCCAAGCGGTACCGCTCCACGTAGCAACCTGACCAGCGGCAGCTCCGCTCTGCGTCAGTTGGGACAGCGGATGGGTATGTGCATTGGGAGCCTTTTCATCTAGGTAGGTACAGTTGTTGTTTACCTTGATGAATGCGTTCCGCAGCGAATCACCCGTATTGTCGTTCGCTGCTGCACCAACATTAACGAGCGTGAGTGGCATGTTAGTTCTGCAGCTTGATCGGAGTTGAGAAGGTCACAGAAAGCGTGGAAGCGCTTGAGGAAATCGTGGCGTCGAAGTTGCAGTAGGCGATGAGCTTGTCAGCTGCTGCGCTTCCAGTATTCGTGTAGAGAAGCGCCCCCTTCGCAGAGATGGTCGAAGACGTCCACTCTGTGTTTGGAATGGTTATGCTCACAGAGTTTGTGGCGTTGTCTACAGTGACGCTGCTTCCATTGAGAGGTACCACTTTTCCGAACTCAGTGTAACCGGCTCCGATCGGCTCAGCGCCACCTCCAGAAATGAAGTTGGATCGAGTGGTGTGCGATTTGCTGACAACGTAGGTGGACGTGGTTCCAGCCAGAAGCATCTTGATCGGCGTCGTGCCGAACTGGAGAGTACCCTGCGCCATTTCCTTCAGCGCATTATTGTAAAGTGTTACGGTAGCAGGCATGAGCGTCGTTTAGACCGAGGTTTACTGGCTGTCGATGAGGAGTCGCGACTCCTACCTATACTCAGATGTCTTCTTTGCGATCCGACTTGGCTGAGCAGAGAACTGCTTCCCGCGTCGAATAGCAGACCTTTTCGCCGCACTTGTTGCGGAGTATTCCGAAGACGACAAAGCCTCCCGCGCTCGACGAGGCAGATAGCGTTCTCCTGTAGCGCCTTTGCCGACCACAGAGTTCTTGCCGCTCTTGGTGCCCCAGTCCTCGCGAGTCCACTTTGCCAGACTATTGGATGAGCTCTTGGAGCCTTTGTATCCGCCACCAGCCTTCTTGTAGCGGGCAACAGCAAGCTGGGCTTTGCGGGCACTCCACTGGCCGGAACGACCACCCTTAGATGATGCTGTAACCTCTCGGACAATGCGGCTCCAGAGAGCTGGTTTGGTCTTCGTTGCGGTGCTTACCATAAACGCGTCCTTGCCCAGTAGTTGGCTGAGAACTTGTCATCCTTCGTCAGCTGGCCCTGCTTGTTCCTGATGCCTCCGCTGCGAGCGAGGTAGTTGGCCCTGCGCTTAGGGTTCTTGTGCTTGGTGAAGTCGCTGTAACCACGAAGCCCAAAGTTCACGACCTTCACCTTGTTGCCCTTCTTGGCGAGCACACGCATCTTGGCCTTCGACCCAGCAGGAGCCTGCTTGGGCTTGTTGAAGCCAGGAAACTTCTCGCCTCGATATGTGATCCCGCCGCTAGGCAGGCGTTTAACTCCCTTGATCATCTGATACCTCCTTGATTTCGGCCTCACTGACAGGCCCGTTCACATTCACATTCACCTGAGTAACGCCAACAGATGCTCGTGGAGCGAATCCAGGAAGCACCATAGCCTCAGTCTTGGCTGTCTCAGCTGCGGTCTGGGCGCTCTTGATGAGCAGTTCTGCGGCATTGTTGCTCTTCCCGATGAGGTCGGCGTTGATCTTCATCAGGCCCATCATCACCTCTGGGTCTGTGGAGGATTCTGCTGCGCGCTCGCAGAACTCCATCGCCCTATCGGCCCTAGCGATGTTCATCGCCAGTCTCGACCTTCCGATCTGGATGGCACCCACCTGCGCGACGAATTCTCCAAAGAGTCCAGCATGCTTGAGCTGCTTCGCGTCGATGATTCCGAACCCAGCCTCCTTCGCCGCCTTCTCTGCTGCGGCAACAGAGATGGTTGGCTTGTTACGAGTCATAGGCACTTCCGAAGAAGTGTGGACGTTTTGTTCGATCGGGATCGGTGCGTTCATGGCCAATTACCCTCCCTGATTCCCATCGCGTCCATCCAGCACATCTTCTCTGGCAGCTTTGCCGCCAATGGCAGGTAGCACCAGCAGCCCACTGTCTGCGGCTTCCCGTTCGGCCCTATCATTGTCTCCCCCAGGTATCCGCAGGTCCACATCGGGCTCCGCATCGGACACCGCCAGCAGACGCGCAGCCGCTTCTTCCAGATAGGCGCTGGTGTCCTCGACCCCAAGGAGATCGTCAACGCTCTGGTCGCCAACCCCATCGCCATCCAAAGACGCTCTATAGCTGATGAGAGTGGGAGCGCCCTGAGCAAAGCGAGCCCCGCCTTGGTTGCGACGCCAGTATAGGCGACAGCACGATGTATTCTCTTTCGCAGCATACTCACGTATGACGTCGTAGATCTGTTCTTCAAGATGACTGATCTTGGTTGCCCAACGCTTCAGGTACGCTATCGGACCTAGCGATGCCGCACACTCATGTTCTGCTTCGGCCGCAGCATTTTCCCAGCTTGAGTCGTGAATGACCTCGATCGTCCATCCGAACAGAGCCCTGTTCATTCGTGACCGATACTCAGTCAACTCAGAGCTTCGGATCATTCTGGAGGCAGCTGTGAAGGCTAGAGACATCAGCCGTTTTCGATCCTTCACGAAGCAGATCTTCTTGAGCTGCGGGTAGCGCGCCAGAAGCACCTCCTTCCAGTTTCGTCGATAGGGGAAGGCCTGCAGCCGGAATAGTCCGAAGTCGATCATCCTTCCGGACAGCAGCCAGTCCGCCATACATTGGCTGATTGCCATCCAGCAGAGCGTGAGATTGGAGCGATCCAGACCAGATCGGTCCGCAACCAGATCGATGAACTCGTTCTGAACATCGAGCCTCTTCTTCTTGGACCAATCAACTGTCTCTGACTCTGGAGCATTAGGCTTCTCGCAGAGCTCACCATTCCACTTGTAGTAGAACTCAGGAGTGATTCCTGCGGCCTTTGTTGCGGCAGCTGTGAAGTCGGACAACTCCAGAAGCCAACCGCTTCGGAGTGGAGTCCCATTGTGAAACCTCAGCTTCGGCTCAACGACGCCATATTGCGCGAACCCTATTGGAACCGCAGGGACGACGTGAGCCATCTCTTTGCCATCAAGGACGCAATGCCTGAGCCGCATTGGAACCGACCACGCAGCTCCAGATAGCACCCACAGCTCAACGTCTTTTTCCTCAGAGTAGGTCAGCTTCATCATCACTGCGTGAACACAACTGTCGGCTTCACTGTTGGCGCGAATCGGCGCTCGATGTCCATTGGCGTCTCTGAGATTAGCATGTAGGTGACGGCATCGAAGATGTGCTTGTTCTTGTCGCCATCACGTATCGGCTCGGCCTTGTTAGGTCCTGGCTTCAGCTCTTTAACCATCTTGATGGTATTGGACAGCTGAGCTGAGAAGTAGATTCGCCTACTGAAAAGCAGCTTCTTCATCAGACTGATGCGCTGCTTCACTGATCCAGATCCCTTTGTGACCGCATTCAGCACGATCTTGCCTTGGCTGACCTGCCTCACCACCAGCTCGTCGTAGACATCTGATGCCGCCCTATAACGCCAAGCGCTATTGTCGGACCAGTGACGCCACATGATCCGTTCGTGGCCGTACTCGCGCTTGATGAACTCCTCCCACTTCTCCATCCGCTCGATGACCGCATAGGTGAAGTCGGCGATGCTGAGCTTCCGGTCGATGACGACTACCTCGTCCAAGATGTCGAAGACGCTGTTTCCATTCTCGTCCTCGCGCTTACATGCGATGCAGCAGGCGTGGTTGACGTCACCAAGGTCCCATCCTGTGTACAGCTCGATGCAGTTTCTGTTCGGAACAATCACATCCCATTCGTCTTCGGTGGCCGACGTGGCAGTACCAACCACATGAGTGGACTCTACGAAGACGTCTGAGAAATATGTGTCTGATACATCTGCAACCCATTCGCCCCTGACGTAGCGGGCAAACAGCTGCTTGTCGTAGCTGTACTTGGAGATGAGGTCCTTCTTCTCGCGTGGGTCTAGGAAGATGTTGTCGTCGATCGTGAACTGGATTCGACCGTAAGAGTCGTCCCTGTTTTCTCCATCCGCCATCTTCGGGAACCACACGCCAGCCAGCCAATGGTTCACGCCAAGCTCTGGAGGGTTCAGGTCGACGATCAGCTGATGGTTCTCGTACGGGATTCCAACCACGCGAAGCTGGTCGGATAGGGAATCAAACACAATCCGCTCCTCGAACTGGTCCGCCTCAGAGATCCAGACCATTGAGAAACGCGTCCCCTTGAACTTCTGCTCAGCCTCGCCAACGTTCTCAAGAGAGTGCAGCTGAATCTCAGAGGTTCCACCGAATGCGTTGCGCACCCTTGCGAATGACATCTTGGTGGCGACGTCCATCGTTGGCTCCTTGATCCATTTCATCCCAAACCCAGCATCGATCCATTCCGGAAGGACCGTTCTGGTTATGTCACTCCAGACACCAACCTTACCATTTTTGAGGGTCTTGGTGATGACCCCAACAATGGCGTTGTTGTTCTCGAACAGGTGTCTTGCGGCCCGATTGGCAATAGCGAGCGATTTACCCGCCTTACGTGGACCGTCCACCATCAAATATCGGCTGTAGTTGTTGAAGACCTCGAACCCCTTTGGGAACAGATTCGGCAACCACCGCCCGCTGGAGTCTTGCATGCAGGAGCTACGACTTTGCGTGGACAATGCACTTAAAGGCGGGGATGACTCCATTCAAAGTTGCACCAAATGAACGAAATCAAACTGCAGCGTGATGGTCTCGACAGCGCAATCGATGCTCTCGAGGTTGGCGAAAAGATGGAGATCTGCGCCACCATAACGATCACTTCCAAGACTGATTCCGAGATCGTCGCTTCGGTTGAGGAGGTCGAGCAGGACGAGATGGCTATGGACTCTGAGGAGGGTATGGACGAAGAGGAGTCCTACGATTCCGAAGAGGAAGCTCCGATGCCTAAAAAGCGTGGTAAGGGTCTGGGCATCCTCATTATGATGGGCGGCCCGAAGGGGAAATAACCCCGTCATTCTATGGTCGATCTGGAATTGCTGGCAAAGCGAGGAGCTACGCCTGAGAAGCTCAAGGCGAAGTTCACCGCAGAGGTGATGGACGACAAGATCAAGGAACTTGTCGACCTCAACGCCACGCGCATCGACGAAGGCATCCAGAGGAACCTGAACGACGCTCGGACCATCTACGCGATTGATCAGGCGTACGACGTGTCTCAGCGCCAGATCACCTACACCCTCGTCGAGGGATTGCTCGCCAATGGTGTCAGCGGCGAGAAGGTGATGGAGGCGATGACCAGCTGGGGTTTGACGTCCCGACTGAACAACATGATGTCGCCTTTGTGCGACAAGAACGGTCAGGCCATCTGCGACAAGACCGGCAAGAAGTTGATGAAGTTGGACATGCCAACCTTCTTCAACGTCTTTGTTCCGCTGGTTCAGTCGTACACGAAGATGCGTTGGGCCAAGCTGTTCAACGATCGTGACATCTATCCGCTCTACAAGTATGAGCCTGTTTCGCAGACGTTGGACAATCGGATCCGCTGCGAGATCATTACCAGCCGCATTCAGCGAATGGTTCAGGATATGGGTTATCGCGAGGACGAGCGACAATCCATTCTCCAGATGCTCAAGTACGGAACCTGCATCAACTTCCCATCGGAAGACTTCTACCGCGAGAAGCAGATCTTCCTGAAGGACGGCAAAGAGAAGAAGAAGGTTGTGAAGGAGGGCGTCCGCTTCGAGATCCCTCATCCTTCCCGCACCTTCTACGATCTCAATTACCGGCTCACGACAGCCAATACCGATACCGGAATTGAGTACGCTGGGTTCTGGAACGTTCTCCGCTACAAGGACGTCAAGAACAACAAGGACTTCTGGAACACTGAGAACATCCAGTTCAAGTACGGCTCATGGGTCCTCTCGAAGTACAACTACTACCGAGAGCTGAACCCCTGCATGCTTCGGTTCCCTACAGTCAACAGCCATTCCGGATCCGGCACTGGCGTTGGCGATACGGAGCGGACCAACGAGGCTTATCGGTACAACATGCACCATCTCGATGAGGGTGTGACGGTTGTGTCGTACTTCCAGAAGCTGATCCCTTCGGAGTGGAACCTCTTCGACTACGATGAGCCGGTCTGGATGCGCTTCGTCCATACGGGCAGCCATACTGTCAGCCACGCTGCCGTACTGGGCTACAATCCGCTTGTGGCCTACATGTACGATGCAGACCTTGGAACTGCTCGTCCTACGTCACTGTCTCTGGAGCTGCTGCCGTTCCAAGACCACATGTCCAACCTGCTCAGCCAGTACATCCTGACTGTTAAGCAGAACCTCGAGCGAATCGTCTTCTGGAACGCTGACGTGGTGGACCAGAAGTACGTCGAGATCATCAACAACCTTGGTGAGAAGAAATATCGAGGCGTCACTTTCATCCCCTACTCCAAGAAGGAGCTGAGCTGGCAGCAGCAGTCTGAGCGCGATGCGTTCACTCCAGTGCAGCTTCCTCAGGGCAACTCGATGGAGATTGCTGGAGCGGTGAATCAGCTTCTGTCGATGATGGAGCGAGTACTGGGCTACTCCGCTCAGGAGATTGGTGTTCCGGCGACTCACGAACAGACTGCTCAAGAAGTACAAATCATCGCCGCAAACACCAGCAACCGGCTCCAGCTAACAGGCTCCTTCATCGACTCCGCTGTGAGGGCACGCAAGAAGCTGCTCTATGATGCTATGATGTCATACTCCGATGACGAGATCATCGCTGAGGTGGCAGATATGGACGAGGTGAAGAAGGAGGCTCTCAACAAGATGGGCTTCAAGGTTGAGGAGATGACAGGCACCGATGCCAAGGTTGGCGTCAAGGGCAGCAAGTCGATGCTGGACATCGATGCATTCTCTTCAGATCGCGAAGGTGCTGATCGCATCGTGGACACCAAGCTGGCTGCCACGATGATCCAGACCTTCCAGTCGATCTTCTCGAACCCAGTGCTCGCTCAGGCCGCAGGCCTCGATCAGCTGATCAGCCTGTTCAATCAGATCCTTGTCTACAGCGGCGCACCGAAAGATTTCCGCCTACGCGTTCAGGCGCAGCAAGAGCAGCAACAGCCTCCGTCTCCCGAAGAGGCTCAGCAACAGCAGGCAGCCATGCTTCAAGGAGTCCAGCAGCAGCTGGCCCAGATGGCTTCCCAGATCGTCGATGGCAAGCTCACAGAGCTGGCCCAAGGACTCCGACAGAACATCGTCGAGCCGATGCAGGCAACCACAGCGCAAACGGCTCAGGCCATAGCGCAGTTGTCCGCTCGCCAAGACGAGCAGAGTCAGGCGATGGTCAAGCTGTTCCAGCTGATACAGGCAGCGCAGCAAGAACCGTATGTTGGAAGTCCAGTCCAGACCGCTCCCGCAGGACCAGCAGCTCCAGCTGCAGAAATGGCTCCTGTCGCCGGAATGCCTGTTGGTGCGACAATGCCTATTGGCTGAGGTCGCCATCCTTCAGGGGGAATTCGCAAACGTCATCACACGTAACCCTGACGCTCTACGCGCTCAGGCTGGACTCGATGCTGCCTCAGAGAAGGCGGTCTCTCGCGCGTCTAAGTACCAGACATTCTTGAACGTGCTGTCGGAGATCACGTCTTCGGACTGGCAGTTCAAAAACGCAGAAGTGCAAATCACAGACAAATGATAAAAGACATCGACCAGCAGGCCGAACAGGCACCGCAGTCACCAGACATTGCGGACGAACAAAAGCAGAGCACTGACGCCGAAATGGAGGCCACTGCTCGCGAGGCCAGCATGATCGTGCTGGATCAGCTCCTAGCGGAATCGAAGGAAACCGCTGCTGAGAAGAAAGAGGAACCCAAGGCTGAGGCCGCCAAGGAAGAGCCTGTCAAAGAAGAGAAGCCGAAGAGGAAGTCTACTCCGAAGCTCAAGGCGAACATCGAGGAGCCTGAGAAGGAAGAGGCCGAAGAAGCCCCTGTGGTTGAGGAGACGCCCAAGTCGAAGCGTCGCTCAATGAACGCAGAGAAGGTCGCCGAGATGGCCAGCAAGGCCGCAGCCGAAGCCGCCGCAGAGACGATGCGCCGCCTTGAGGAAGCCCGCGAGGAACGCCTCCGATCGCTGCAGAAGGCTGAGCCAGAGAAGGAGGAGCTCGATGTTCCTGAGTCTCTCAAGGATGACGTGGAGCGCCTTCGCGAGGTGCAGCGACTGCACGCCAAGGACTACAAGGGTCGAGACCTTGTGAAGGAGTTCCTCGACTCGACTCAGAAGGAGGTTGAGTACGAACGCAACTGGCGTCGGAAGAACCCTGGCCAGGAGTTCGATTGGTCCGATGAGGAGCACGCTGACTTCGTTGACACAAACTCTGTCGAGGTGGACGAGGATCACATCAAGGAGGCGGATCGTAGCCTGATCAAGGAAGCCGCCATTCGCGAGGCTGAGGAGCGGTTCTCCAAGAAGTACGGTCAGGACATCGAGGAAGTGCGCAGGAGCCGACGAGAGGCTCAGCTGGCACCAATCCGCCAGCAGGTGGATCGGATGGCCTCAATGAGCCTTCTTGAAGCGGTACGGCCAGATCTCGTTGAGGTCGCCAATACCGATCCAGCGAAGGCTGTTGAAGCGGTGAAGGCTGATCCAATCGCCACTGAGGCGGTGATGGCTGTGGAGCGTTGGAGCGCGCCAGCTCTGGATCTGGCGGTTCGGGTGCTTAACAACCAAGAGTCCTACTCTTCGGATTCTCAAGAGGTCAGGGCTCTGGCTTCGGCAGCTATGCATGTTGATAGCGTGCTTTCATCTGTTCCTCGCGATGAGCGTCCCGTCACTGAAGATGGTCGTCGGTTCTCCAGCCTGAAGGATTACCGCAATATGCCCGCTTCCCAGAGGGCCAAGTATTACACAGTTCAGGACGAGTCGCTTGTCCCTCAGCTGATCATAAAAGCGGCCCAGTACGAGGCCGGAAAGATCAAGGAAAGCCTCGAAAATCGCCTGGAAACCTACGCAAAACAGAGGGGATACGTTAAGTCCGATGGTAATTCCTCTCCGAAGCCAGCTCCGAAACCTGCGGCTCAACCCACCGCTCCTTCGGTTCGATCCACCCAATCCGCTACACCTGTAAAACAGGAATCCGAACAGTCTATTAACGGGATTCCTGCAGGATTCTGGAAAGATATAGGACTGTAAAACAGCAGATTCACCACTGCGTATTGCGAAGCCAGCGGGTGTTTAACATCTGCTGGCTTTTTCGCACTTGGACATAGAGATCACAAAGAGGCCGCATCCATATACATGCTGTTTACCGCTCTGTAAAAAGAGGTCGAAAGGTAAAACAAAAATATGGCTGGACCCTCTGCAAACATCTTTTCGCGCTGCCTTCCCGCAGCCGGAACCAACGTGGAAACGTGCGGCGCTATTACGGCGTGCAACGCTATTCCGCTTCAATCGAACGACCTGAATACCATCTATGGTAACTCTGAGTCGACCTACAAGATCCTTGGCAACCTCGTCTCTGCTGACTTCGTCGGCAAGGCTGTCGGTGTTCGCCAGAACGGCATGTATGACCTGCTTCAGGCCAACAAGCGCGTTCTCGGTGGCAAGCGTCTGAGCGTCTCTCAGGTTGCTGGTGGCGTCTGGGAAATCCAGCCGTTCATCAAGATGGGCCGCAAACGTCCCACCAACACTGAGTACTGGACGGTTCGCGTGGTGGCTGCAACTGGCGCTACTCCTAACCAGGCTGATGGTACGAACTTCGCCCTTCGGTTCTACTCGCAGGGCAACATTCCTGTGGACGCACGCTGGTTCCCGTCCGGAATGCGCGTGTTCGTCTCTGGCGGACTCTCTGCCGATAACGGCGCTTCCACCGACACCGCCTACAAGCTGGCGTTCGTGACTGGCTCTGATGCCGCCACTGGTTCTGATGGTAACGGCAGCTACGTTCAGGTGACCTGTACGTCCCGCAACGAGGCTTCGTTCTTCCGCTCCAGCTCAAATCTCTCTATCCAAGACAAGGCCAAGATTCCTGCCAACCTCGCGGCTGGTGCGGTTCTCGGTCTTGCTGTTCGCGGAACTCCGAACGTCTCGGACTACGAGTCGTTCTGCTCCGAGATTCCTGCGCTCAACACCAATCAGCTCGTTCCTTTCTGGATTGAGACCACTCGGTACTCGATTTGTGAAGACGAGTTGACCCAGAAGTACCTCGCTGCCCTTCGTGACAGCAACCCGTACTTCAAGCAGTTCGGCGATGTCGAGCAGGTTGAGATCAACCGCCAGATCATCGAGGACTTCCAGCGGCGTCACGCTAACAACTTCTTCTTCAACAAGCCGTACAGCACCAACCAGACGCTCGCGGCCTACAACTCGCTGCCTGCGATCAACACTGCTGCCACGAGTGACCTCAACATCCCTGTTGATAATCGTTGCATCGGTCGTCGGGCGAATGCCACTGGCGTGTACGAGCAGCTCGCGGAGTGCGGTCGCGTTGCCGACCTGCAGGGCGAGAAGCTCAACCTCCAGATCCTCTTCAACACCCTCTACAACCTCCAGCGCGAGCGCGAGGCCACTGGCGTGAAGAGCGACATCATCGAGCTGTTCACCGACAGCTACTTCGCCAACCAGATCGTCAGCGGTATGGTGAACTACTACAAGGGCAAGTACGGTGCGGACGTCTTCCGCCTCACCTACCAGCTCAATCAGGGCGGCGAGCAGGCTCCGTTCGGATTCCGGTTCTACCGGTTCGAGCTGGACTACCCGCAGGTCGAGCTCCGCATCGTCACGCATCGGTTCTTCGACGACTACGTCGCCGCTCAGAAGGCTGCTTCTGGCACGACCAACGTCGGCCGGTCGCTGTGGGCGCTGGACTGGACCAGCATCTATCAGGGCATCATCGACGCGAACTCGGTGGTCAACAAGACTGGCGACCTCAAGGCGCTGGCCGCTGTGGACGACACCTATCGCTGCGTGATGAAGGTTCCGACCCGCAGCACGAAGCTCAACAGCGTGACCTATACGGCCATCGTTGAGACCGAGACGACCTCGTTCGTCCTCGAGAACTTCGATGCCGCTGTGCCGGTCACCACTGGCGAGTGGACCTCGTCTGACACCTACGTCTAAGAGCGTAGTCTGTGATGCACTTGTGGGCTGGCTGGAGGAATCTGGCCAGCCCACTTTGTTGAACGATTTTGGATTGCCGCAGTTTCCCCTCACGAAAAAACTCCTCAGCGATGCGTTACTTCCACAAGGCAATGATCTCCAATCCGGCATTCACGCAGTCCGGAGAGCGGATCATGTTCGAGCACGTTGGGGGCGATGATGGGATCATCGCGACAGACAGTCAGAATGTGATCGACTCTCTTCTCGAGCGAATCCGTCTCCGAAAAGGCGGCGTCTCTGAGTTGACTGAGGAGAAGTACAAGGAACTCCAAAAAAAAAAGAGCGCCTCGCCATTGCCGCAGCGGCAGCGTTCGAGGCAAGGGGTGGAGTCGGCTCTGGCCCTTCCTCAGGACCCGATGCAGTCAATGTTGCAGCCCCCCGCCGCTCCTGCTGCAGTGGAAAGCGTTAAGCCTCCAGTTCCAGCTTCCCCGTCTGAACCTTCTCGACCTCAGGTCGGTAGACTAAAGAAGTGACTCACCAATGAACACCAACGACGTTAAGGACGCCGTTCTGGCCGCTGGAACTTCTGGCGGTGGAATCATGCTCAGCTTCATGGACTGGGCCAACCCGTACCTCAAGTTCACAGGACTTTGCCTTGGCGTGATGGTGCCGATGATCATCCTCATCAAGCACATTCGTCATTGGGACGAGAAACCCTAACTATGAACAAAGAAACCATCTCCGTAATCGTTCGAGCGCTGCTCCAAGCTTCCGCTGGTGCTTTGGCTGCTCGCGGTATCGCCATTGAGAACTCCAACGTGGAGGCTATCATTGGTGGCATTCTTGCGCTCGTGACCGTCATCTGGTCCTTGAAGAGCAAGAAGGCTGCTTCGACCACCCAGTCTTGAACTGGATCGAGCAAATCGTCATGGCCCTCCTTCGCTGGCTCACAGG